TATGTTGTTGCTGATGGCGTAGAAAGCCATTCAAAAACAAGAGTTATTACGGACGATTTTCTTAACCGTAAAAATTTAGAACGTTGTTATTTGCCTTTAAATGTGGGCGCCAATGGATTTTATGGCCACCGAGTATACGCAGCTTTCACACATTTAATCGATACCAAATATGTACTGTATTTGGATCAAGATTGCTGGCTCGAAAAAGACCATGTAAAGAACTGTATTGAAAAGATTGAAATTGATAAGAAAGATTGGTCATATTCTTTACGAAATATAACCAACAGAGATGGTAACTTACTATGCAAAGATGATTGTGAATCTTTAGGTAGATGGCCAGTATTCTCTGGTGATTATAGTCATATTGATACAAATTGTTATTGTCTTAAAACAGAACATGCGATACGAATGGCATCTGTTTGGCATGGTGGTTGGGGCCAAGATAGGGTTTGGTTAAATGTATTATCTCAACAACTACCTAATTATGGTTGCACAGGCAAATATACTGTAAACTATCGTGTTGCTGGAAACGAAGGTTCAGTTAAACCTGAATTCTTTTACCATGGTAATGAAGTTATGAGTGAAAAATATAATGGAGCATTCCCGTGGAGAAAATAATTAATGACCACGATTGGTTTGGTTTGAGTGAAACGTTTTTACAATCTAAACCTTTTAATCATGTTGTAATCGATAACTTTTTTGTTGAGTCTTTTGCACGTACCATATTTGGTGATATGCCAGGATATGAAGAAAACAATGATGCAAAATATGATAATCCAATTGAGAAGAAAAGAACAATACAAAATTGGACTAAATTTCCAAAAAACATTTATAAGGCCGCAACTTGCCTAGTTAACCAGGAATTCACAAATCATCTAAGACAACTAACACAACAACCTGAGTTGATGGCTGACTTTGGATTGCATGGTGGTGGTATCCACATGCATCAGGCTGGTGATTATTTGAATACACATCTTGATTATGATATACATCCTAAATTGGATATGAAACGTAAACTTAATCTAATTGTTTATCTTAATCCAGAATGGCAAGAATCTTGGGGTGGAAATTTAGGTTTATGGTCACATGATGAAGAAACTGACCAAGCAAAAGACTTGATTAAATCTGTAACACCACTTTTCAATAGAGCTCTACTATTTGATACAACACAAAATTCTTGGCATGGTGTTACTGAAGGTATATTTTCACCGGAAGGACAATACAGAAAAAGTCTGGCTTTTTATTATTTGATTCCAACAAATGATATAAGTAATAGGAGACAGAAAGCATTATTTGTTCCGAGAAAGGAACAACAAGGTGATAAAGATGTTATAGATTTTATTAAAGTGAGATCGGGATATTAAAATGAAGAAAAACTTAATTATTGGTGGATTTACTAACTATGATTATAATCAACTCAAACCTTGGGTTGAATCTATATGTGAGGTGATGCCTGATACACACAAGATTATGTGTATTGGCAATGCCTCTTTAGAAACCAGAGCAATTTTGGCCAACAAGGGGTTTGAACTTATCGACATGCCTCAATCAAATGTTCCAGTTCATGTTTTGCGATTTCTTTCAATTTATGAATATCTACGCATCAATTGGTATCAATATAATTATGTTGTTACAACCGATGTAAAAGATGTATACTTCCAAAAAGATCCATTTAAATGGATGGACTATAACAACATTGGAGTAAAAGGTATGCATCAACTTGTTGTTGGTTCTGAATCTTTATTTTATAAACACGAACCTTGGGGTGATGATAACCTGTTACAAACTTACGGACAATATATACATAGCATTTTCAGAGAAAATGAAATATTTAATGTTGGTGTATTGGGTGGTTCATCCGAACACATTAGAGATTTGATGTTCAATATTTTCTCTAATGCAACCAATCGTGCTATTCCAATTGTTGACCAAGCTGTATTTAATGTATTGATTGGTACTCAACCTTATAAAAATACTGTATTAAAAACATCACAATCTTCTGGTTGGGCTTGTCAAGCAGGAACGGTTGCTGATCCAACCAAAATAGACCAATTCAGGCCAAATTTATTAGAACCAGAACCTATATTCAAAGATGGTGTTGTACAAACATCCAAAGGAGAACCATTCTGTATTGTACATCAATATGACCGTGTACCAGAATGGAAAAAATTTATAAAAGAAAAATACAACCAACAAGATATTGAAGAATATTTTACATTTAGGACAAATTGATATGACATTAATAGAATTAATTGAAAAAAATAATCACTATACTGGTAAAGGTGGCGGCGGCCATGGTACCGATAAAGAATCTCTACATCAATATTGTAGTTTAGTGTATGATAGAATTATGGCTCCATATCAAGATAAAAAAATTGATTTTCTTGAGATTGGTACTAGTCATGGTGGTTCCGTTTTAATGTGGAATGATTATTTTTCAAATGCCACAATTTATACAGCAGATATCCAAGATAAAACAGAAAATGTATTAGATAATTGTCCTAAAATTAAAAAATATACAACTAATGCTTATGATATTGAATTTGCAAAAACTTTACCAGATTTTGATGTGATGTTAGATGATGGACCACATTCACATGAAAGCTTTATTCAATTCATTAAAATTTATTTACCAAAATTGAAACCTGGTGGAATGTTAGTGATTGAAGATATTGGTGATATTGATTACACAAGAAATATGATTAATCTTATTGGTGATTTAAAATATGAAGTGGTTGATACAAGACACATCAATAATCGTTTTGACAATATTAATTTTATTGTTTATAAGTAATGAATGTTAAAATTTATCAATCATACTATGATAAATCTCAGCTGAGTCAAATCAGTCCGGTTTTTATACCTTTTGATAATACAGAAAATAAAGAACCAGATTTAAGAGAATATCCACTCTTAAAAAAATTGTATGAAACAAACAAAGATACAGACTCACATTGGGGTTTGTTATCTTGGCGTTGGTTTGAAAAAACACATTTACCTGAAATAGAATTTTATGATTGGATTATAGATAATACTGGATATGATGTATATCATTTTGATCCATTTTTGGATGTTACTGTAAATCACAATAATCTTTGGACTCAAGGCGACCTTTGGCGGCCAGGTATGAGTAACTTTTGTAATCGTTTATTACCTAGATTAGGAATAAACAAAACAGTAGATGAATTAGTATATGGTGTTGAAGATTTTGGCACATGTTCATTTTACATTGCTAATTCTAATTATTGGACAAGTTTATTGAACTTCATAGAACATTGTATACAAATAATTAAATCTGATTCCGAAATGAATCATTATATGTTTGAACTGAGACAACCATATAATGGAGTTGCAGTGCTTCAGTTTTCTTTTGTTATAGAGAGATTTTTTTCTTTACATAATTATATAAACAAAGGCAAATTCAAAATACTTCAATTTCCATTTGAACATGAATGTTATCGTAAAATGTATGGCGATAATCATACAAATCTTTTAAATTCTTATAAAGAAAAAATGAAATGAAAATTGCATTATGTTTATCTGGTCAAGCCAGATCATTTGAAAAAGGTTATGAATACTACAAGCGTAATCTTTTGGATCACTATGATGTGGATGTGTATATTCATACGTGGAAGTTTCCAGGTGAAGATAGATTAACTGAGTTATATAAACCTGTTAAGATACACACACAAGTACCACCTCTTGGTGACTTTGATAACAAATACACCAACACACCGAATGCGGAGAAACATCCACCACGATTTACCTATCGTATGTTGTACTCAATGTATGTGTGTAGTCATTTAATTGAAGGTGATTATGATTGGGTTATTAAGGCACGTACCGACTATGCATTGAATGTGGTTATACCTTTCAATGAATTGGATAGTAATAAATTGTACGTACCAAACTGTCGAATGGTGCCTGAAAGAGACTTCGGAAACGACCAATTTGCTTTTGGATCAAAAAAAATAATGATGGATTATATGTCAACATATGCCAACATAGACAAGTACTATGAAGCAGGAAACCAGTTCATCGGTGAAGATATGATGAGAGCCAACCTACACGAACATAATTTGTGGGTGACTTATGTTAACATGAATAATCCGTTTCCCCCAGGCAATTATAATGGTTCATGGCATTCCTTAATTCGTGATGATATTGAACAATGGACAAAATCATAAAAGAGTTAACTGGACATTCTGGTAGTCAAATCTATTTGATGGAAGGTGAAAATGGTTTATACATTAAAAAGATAAACAACGTTGATAGAAATTTTGAAAGAATAACTGACCTGTTTGAAAAGTGTTATCCTGTACCTAAAATATATCAAGCCAAAAAAAATATCTTGCACATGGAGTATATACATGGATTAGATATGAAAACATATTTGATTCATAACAACACAAGTTCATTAATCAATTTTATTACAGATACAATAGATTCTCTCTCAGATGATTCTGTTTATAAAGATTACACCGATACATATATCAAAAAACTAGAATGGATGTTAGATGATAAGAACCTACCATTTACAAGAGATGAATTGATTGATAGATTACCAAAAAAACTACCACAATCAACATATCATGGTGATTTAACATTAGAGAATATCATATATCGAACTAGTGGTGGTTTCTATATGATAGATGCAGTAACAGTAGAATATGATTCATATATATTTGATATTGCAAAAATGAGACAAGACCTTGAATGTAAATGGTTTCTACGTGATACAGATATAAGGCTTGACACTAAATTACAACATATACAAGACAAATTAAGAAGATGGTATCCTGATGCGTTTGATGATTCACTTTTAATTCTAATGTTATTGAGAGTATATCTACACACAAATATTGGAGATAAGGATTATGATTTTATTATGAAAGAGATAAAGAGATTATGGAAATAGTTGTACCAGCCGCTGGTCTGTCTACCAGATTCCCAGATATGAAACCAAAATATCTCTTATATGATTATAAGCATGATATGATGTTGATTAATGCTTTGCGTTCTTTTATTGACCGTGGTGACAGAATGCACATTGGTATATTAAGAGAACATGAAGAAAAATATGGTGTCATTGAACAAATCAAATATGAATATAAAGATTGTTTCATTTATGTACTAGACAAACCAACTAGAGGTCCAGCAGATACAGTATATCAAATCATTAAGATGGCTGGTTTACATACATCCGAAATCTTCATCAAAGATTGTGATAGTTATTTTGACCATGATTTTTCTGATGGTAATTATGTCTGTGTATCCAAAATATCACAACATGAAATATTAAAGAGAATTGCTTCTAAGAGTTTTACTGTTTCCAATAATAATGGTATCATTACAGATATTGTGGAGAAGGAAGTAGTATCTGATACCTTCTGTGTTGGTGGATACAAATTCTCCTCAGCAATGATGTTTAAAAGAGAATTTGAATCTCTGACCTCAGATAGAGAAATCTTTGTGTCTGATGTTATTAGTCGTTGTATTAGTGATATGCAAATGTTTACGGAGAAGATGGTGACCAATTATGTTGATGTTGGAACAGCACAAGACTGGTTCGAACATAATGATAAACCTGTGATTTTCTGTGATATTGATGGCACAATCATCAAAGCACAATCACGCACCGGTGATAACGCATATTTTAAACCTTCAACACCTTTACAAAATAATGTCAATCGTTTATTAGAACTTCAAAGAAATGGTTCAAAATTTATATTCACCACCGCAAGGCAAGAAAATGCAAAACAGGACACCAATCAATTATTAAATAAATTAGGATTTGTTGATTATACACTATTAATGAATTTACCAAATACAAAACGTATTCTGATTAATGATTATAATAATGCCAATCCATATCCTAGGGCTGAGTCTATTAATTTGAAACGTGATTCTGATAACCTATCGGATTTTTTATGATACCTAATAAAAATTTATTCATAATTACATCATCAATTAAACCTAATATGGGTATCTATAATGATGATGATAGATTTGCACAAACAATTGCAACATTAAAATCTGTAAGAAAAATACTACCGGAAGCAATGATTGTATTTTCAGACGTTTCTTTACGACATGTAACTGATTTGGAAAAAGAAGCTATTTCAAGTTTCTGTAATGTTTATATTGATGCAAGTTTACATCCAGAAATAAAAGCTTTATCTGAAAATTGTATGAAAAGCCAAGCTGAAAATTATTTGATGTTTCTTACATTACATACATTAAAACAAAATAATTTACTAAAAGATGTAAAAAGAATCTTTAAATTTTCAGCAAGATCGGAACTGGAAGATACATTTGATATCAAAGAGTATGATAATTTGTTTGGTAAATATGTCTTTAAAAAAGCAATTTCAACTTGGAACAACAATCAATTTTACCCTTCACACCTGTTTATCACCAGATTATTCTCATTTTGTACATCTTTAGTTGATAATTATATTAATGTTATACAGAAAAATTTACAAATTATTGGTCAAATTGATACCGAACATTCTCATTGGGTAAACATACCGAAAGAGTATTTGGTTGAATTTGACAAGATTCATTGTTGGGGCTGGTTGGCAGGCAACGGTCAAATCGAACATTATTGACAACTATATATCGGATCGAACAATTGACAATTTGGTTGGTGTCTGGTATAATCCGTTATAAATAACCTTACAGGCAACCAAAGTGTGTTGCATTTCTAAGGAAAAATAAATGAAAAGCTTTTTAACCCATTCAAATGAGATTGAATTACTCAAATCTGATTTGATTGTAGAAGCTGCGGGTGAAGAAGCTGATACTAAAGGTAAAGTAAGGGAGTTGGAAGTAGGTCAACACCTTAATGGTGGCGCACATATGACTAGTTATCGTGCCGAAGGCAAAACACCAGGCGAAATTCACCATGTCGCCTCAATCTCTAAACACGGCGCAGATTATAAGAAAAACGCAGTATATAAAGCCCGCCAAAAAGTATCACAAGATGCCGCAAAACACATTCGAGCACATTTACAAAAACATGGTCATGGTACGGTAACTAGAACTGTTTGGGCATCTCAACCAAGTGACCATGAGAGTGAAACGGGTACACACGATTCAAATAATAGTGCAGATTTAATTCTAACAACAAGTAAAACACATAAAAGATTAAATGAAGCTGTTGTTAAAAGTGGTAAAGAAAGAAATGAAAATAAGGTAGCCATTTCTGTAAAAACTGGACATTCAAAAGTTAATTATTCTAATCCTGGTGTTGCGGGTATGGCCGCAATCACAGGATCTTCACATGCCGATTTACAAAAGCATGTAGCAAAACACGAAAAAACAGTGAAGGCCAATTTACCATCAGGTAAAGGTAACTCACACGAAAAGTATAAAGAATTAAGAGATTCTGGAAATAAAGAAAAGCAAGCCAAAGCAGCACAAATTAAACATTCTTCCGAACAATTGAATAAAAATGTTTCACATACTATGAGACAGGCACTTCATAAGAAAACGGAACATGAATTACATAAAACAATAACTGATGCTGTTTCACCTAAAACACATTTAAAACATATTGTTTCCAGACAAATAACTTATGCACCAACACATAAGACAAAGGCTGGCGAAGAAAAATCACATCAAACTTATGACTTACATAAACACGTACATGAGTATCTTGACCATTTTCATAGTTTACATGTAGATCCACACAGCACTTCTACAGCTGTAACAATACATGGTATACATAAAAAGACCGGTAAAAAAATGCCTGTAGCTAATGTAACGGTTTCTGCTGGTGGAAGACCAGCAAATCACTCCCCAAGAGGAACAGTTAATTTGTCGAGTGAAGACCATAAAGATGTCCATTATTCTGATAAATCAGAACACATGGTACACACAGATAACGGAAAGTAAAAATATGTTAAATTTCAAATCATTTCTAAAAGAAGAAGCCGAAGGCGGCGAACTTAAACACATACACCATGCGGAAGACCGACCATTGATGCATGGCCATGCTGGTTTCGAACATGCTCACGAAGCCTTGATGAAGGCACATGCTCACATTACGGCCGGTGCCAAGAATAGTAATTTGTCCATGAAATATGATGGTTCTCCATCTATTGTTTTTGGTCATCACCCATCAAATGGTAAATTCTTTGTTGCCACCAAGTCAGCCTTCAATAAGAATCCGAAGATTAACCATACAGATAAAGACATTGAACGTAACCACGGTCATGCACCTGGTCTCGTAACATCACTTAAGCACGCTCTCAAACATCTACCAAAAGTAACACCTAAGACTGGTGTTTACCAAGGTGACCTGATGCATCATGCTGATAATAAAATGTTAAAAGAAGAACATTTGTTTGAAGCTGCAAAAAACAAAGTTTCTTTTACACCAAATACAATCACATATACCGCACACGGTGATGAAGCAAAAAAGATTAACAAGTCTAAAGTTGGTGTAGTAGTTCACAGCAAATATAGTGCTGACATGAAAACTGCTACTCCTCATGTTGACCACGAAAATTTTAAACAACATCCAGATGTCCACCACCACGGTGCAGAACATGACACAAGTAAAGTAACACATTCTCCTGCAAATGAACATGGTTTTCAGAAACACATGGCAGCTGCCAAAGAAATCCATGATACACATGGCCACAAAATGTATGATGCCGTTCATCCATCACACTCCGGTGAAAACGGCCACTTATCAACATATATCAATAAGACGGTTCGTACCAATGAAGTTCCTTCTGTCAAAGGTTTCAAAGAACATCTAAAGGATGTACATGAAAAGGCAGCAGCCAAAGTCAAAACACCAAAAGCTAAGGCTGAAAAAACTGGTGAAGGCGCCAAACAAATTGCTCATGTTGAGAAAAACAAGTCACATTATGGCAATCTATTGACTATGCATCATCATTTAGGACAAGCTAAAAATCATTTGGTTAGTTCATTAGAAACACATGAAGGTAATTACCAACATCATATTGAAGGTAAGAAATCTAAACCTGAAGGTTTTGTTATTCATCACGATAATGAACCTACTAAGTTGGTTAATCGTCCGGAATTTGCTAGACAGAATTTGTTAAAAGTCCGTAAATGAAATCCTTTTTAGATTTATTGCAGGAAGATAAAAGTGGTGATGTTCACCACGTTATGACCTTTGGTCGTATGAATCCTCCTACAACTGGCCACCTGAAGGTTATTGATAAGGTCAAAGAAGTTGCTGCGAAACATAATGCTGGTCATACTGTTGTAACATCACATTCACAAGATAAGAATAAGAATCCTTTATCTACTGCACAAAAAATTAAACACCTCAAGAGATACTCACCTGGTACTAATTTTGCAGCATCCGACAAAGAACATCCATCGTTCTTACATCATGCAGCTAAATTACACAAACAAGGTGCAACACATCTACATATGGTAGTTGGTTCTGACCGTGTCGGAGAAGTGAAAGAGAAATTAAACAAGTACAACGGCACACATCCAAGTGCTTTATACAATTTTAAAAAGATTACAGTTCATTCTGCTGGTAGCCGTGATCCTGATGCAGAAGGAACATCTGGTATATCTGGTACTAAAATGCGTGAACATGCAAAGCGCAAAGATGTCAAATCTTTTAGACAAGGTGTTCCATCACATGTATCTGATTCCCATACAAAAGAGTTGATGCACGATACTCGTACAGGTATGGGTATCCACGAATCTTCCTATCATGGGTTATTCAAAGCAGTATTTGTGACTGGTGGACCAGGTTCTGGTAAGGATGTTGTCATTCGTGAATCTATTCCACATCAAGGTGCCGTTGAAATCAATTCAGTTCAAGCTTTTGACTATTTGATGGATAAACAAAAGTTATCTGAAACAACAAAAGATTATCGTAGGGAAGCAATTCGTTCTCGTTTACCTTTAATCATCAATGGTCCTGCTGATGACCATTACAGAATGATTACAATCAAGGAAGAGTTGGAAGAACTTGGTTACGAATCAATGATTGTTTTTGTTGACACAACTAATGAAGCTAGTCAACAAAGAAATGAACGATTAACCAAAATGGTGTCTGAATCTATCAGACATGAGAAATGGGAACTGGCTCAATCAAGTAAAGAAGCATATCGTCAGAACTTTGAACGATTTGTAAATTTTGATAATAGTGTTGCACTAGAATCAATACAGGAAGATATCACGTTTACTTATCAAAATGTTGATGACTTCTTTGGTGGTAAATCTTATACTGAAACGGCAAATATGTGGTTAGAAAACCATGGGCAGCTAAATATAAGAGATTCAATTAATTCTTTATTTAAGGAAAATGACTATGTTAAGAAAACTTCTAGGTTTGTTCACCGGTTCAACGAAAACAAATCCATCAAACTCAGAAAATCAGTTGGTCCAACAGCCGCAGGTCCAGGAGACATTACCCCCGACAACCGTGCCGGAGACCCCAGCGCCGACAACATCAAATGGGACGCCAACAAAAAACGTGGAAGTTACACCTTCAAAACCTACAACGAAGAAAACCAGCCAAAGCTCCAAATCTTCCCCACGCCAAAAGAGAGCAACTTCTCCAAAGACAAAGACAAAGTAAGAGCCAAGAAGTTTGGTGATAAATCGTTAAAAGATTCTCGTATCCAAAGCACAGATGGTGTTGGATCAACATGGAATACTCGTACAAATGGATCCGGTTTAACTGGTGGTGCAGGAATAGGTAACCCAGTATCTAGTGAAAGCATAGATTATAATTTTCAATATCCTGGAAATACAGGAATGCCTTCAGGTGGTTCACCTAATCCGTTAGATAACAGTTACGATAATATTTTTAAGAAATTTAGAAAAAATAGTAAAATTAAAAAAGAAGCCATTGATGATCCAGGTGCAAACGACATGGGTGCAACACCAGGATCAACTAATAAAGAACCAATGCAAAATCCAAAAGATAACATTGGCGGAACAATAGAAAAGAAAAAGAAGAAAAAATGAAATCTTTCCTAGAATTTTTAGAAGAATCACCAGCATGGCAACGTTCTGCTGGTAAAGATCCAAAAGGTGGACTCAATCGAAAGGGCATTGCATCCTATCGTGCTGAAAATCCAGGTTCTAAACTTTCCATGGCTGTTACAACTAAACCCTCTAAACTAAAAGCCGGATCCAAGGCAGCAAATAGACGTAAATCATTTTGCGCAAGGATGTCAGGAATGAAAAAGAGATTAACATCTGCTGCTACAGCAAATGATCCAGATTCAAGAATCAATAAATCCCTACGTAAGTGGAACTGTTAAACGGAGAACAAGAATGATAAATTTAAAAAAACAAGACAATGTTGCTGATGCTGTAAATGAAATTTTACAACAAGAAGCACTCAAGGGTAATCAACACAAGATTGATAAAAACAAGAACAATAAAATTGATCCGGAAGACTTCAGGCTTCTCCGTAAAGAAGATAACGTTGATGAAGCTTTGAAGGGCAATCAACATTTAATTGATAAAAATAAGAACAACAAAGTTGATCCAGAAGATTTCAAAATTCTCCGTGGAGAAAAGAAAGTTAAAGAAGAAATTGACATGGATGACCGAACAAAAGACACTTTAGTTGGCCGTGAAAAAACTAAACAAAAAGATGATGTTGGTCCTAATTCTAATGCTAAGGTTAGTAAATTCAAATTGAAATCCGAAGAATCGGAACAGATTGATGAATTGTCAAAGTCAACATTGAGTTCATATTTGGATAAAAAGAAATCCGAATATATGAAAGGCAAAACTCAATCCGGTTCAAAAGAGAATGCCAAAGATATACAGAACATGGGTAAAGCTCACGACAAGATGAAGAAAGAAGAAACTCAATTTAATGACCATGAAAAAGGTGCAGCCCAACGACTGAGAGACAGGAGAAAGAACGAAAAAGAAGCCGAAAAAATGGACAAACAATATCAGGCCATGCGTAATAAAAAGACCCTCAAGCAAATGAAAGAGAGACTAGAAGAACCAATTCTAGATGAATTGATTTATGAAGTTATGTCACAAGATGCTTCTGCTGGTGATTACATTCACGACTTCATACACTCAGACAATCCTAAATTTGCTGGTAAGTCCGATGCTAAACGTAAAGAAATGGCTTTAGGTGCATACTATTCAAAGAAGAATGAAGAAGTTGAGTCTATTGATGAAGGCTGGGACGACATGGTCAAAGATGCCAAAGAAAAAGTGAAATCTGGTCCTAAACCATCAGGTGGTTCTGGTGTTAAACAAGGAACTCGTTATGGTGGTTCTAAACAAAAAGAAAAACCAGAACAAGATGTTAAAGAGGCGACAGATACGGTTGAAAAAGATCCAAAAACAGGTAAAGTTAAAAGCTGGATGCATACTGGAGATTGGAAAAAAGACAATCGTAAAGCCGGCCGTGGCAAAGTCACCAACATGAGTGACAAGGCTCGCCGTAGGACAGAAAAAATGAGTGAAGGTAAAGATCCAAACATGGATGCTGGTGTTGGTTCACAACCTAACTTTGCAACCGATATGACCAAACCAATGAAAGTTGCACAAACTTTGGCAAAAAAATCTCTCGGCCGAATGAGAAATGAAATGATGGGCAAGAAAAATGTCTAACAAATCCGATTTATTGAAATCAATTATCAAAGGACAGGTGACAGAAAGTCCTGCGTTAGATAGATTTTTAAAATCTAGGGGTCTTAATCCTAAAACTGTTACTAAAGACCAAAAAGTTTCTCATTCAAAAATGGGACAATTTAAAAAATGGCAACGTGACCATGCGACCGATTTAACAAGCAGGAATGAAGAAGTTGAGTTGGCCAAAGAAAATCATATTGCTATCGCCATGGGTAATATGTTGGATGATGAAGGCAGTATGGTATTGAATCAAATAGAAGAATTGGAACGTGGTTGTGCCATGATCCGTTCTTATATTGGCAAAGACTATGAGAAACAGTTACCTGCTTGGGTACAATCTAAAGTCACATTGGCCACAGATTATATGTCTACTGTTGGTAACTACTTGTCTAGTAAGAGTGAAAAAGTTAAAGAAGAAGTTGAATTTCAAGAAGCTTCTCACGATCCTTGGAAAGACAAACATTTTGGTCCAACCAAAATAATCAAACAAAAATATCATGTTAAGACTGATACTAAGTCATTTAATGTTAAAGCAGATAATGAAGACCATGCACACAAACTGGTAACTAAACATGATCCTGGTTCTAAGATTGTTTCTATTGAACACAAAGGTCGTATGATGGAAGAAGTAGAACCTATTGATGAAATATCAAAAGAACTAACACATTCTTATTTGAAGAAAAGATATACTCAGACTGGTGCAACTCGCCAAGATAAACCAAAAGGTATGTCAAGAACAACCCACGATAAACAACTAATGGGTTTGAATCGTGCTACAAGAAGATTGACAACAACTTTAGAATTACCTAAAGGTACAGATCCATCGCAAGGTGGAAAGTATACTGCCGATTCGGTTGAAATTGAAGGCACACCAATACAAGAAGGTTCTGCTGCTCTCCGATTGGCACAAGCACTCCGTAAAGAACGTGAAGCCAGAGAACTTAAAGATAAGTCCCGTGAGGCCGCAGAGAAAAATGAAAAGGCTAAACAACCTGTCCAACAACAAGAAGCTGCTTTGGAAGATCCACAATCTGCCACTCAATCACCTTACGATGGTGCTAATAATCCAGATGATACTGTATCAAAAGGTAAGAAGTTGATTCAAATGTCAAAGTCTGCTCGAATCATCAAGTCTATCTATAAAAGAAAAGGCATGAAGGAGGAGATTTATGATACAGAGAAAGAAGGCAAATCTATTGCCACTTATGGTAAAAAACCAAAATTAAGTGACAATGAAAAGAAGATTGAAGCGGTTGGTGGGGAACCACAAGCCGCAGCAATTATGACAGGTGGAACAACCTTAACTGGCACTCCACGTGACACAGTAGAAATTGATCCTATGATGAAGCCACCTAAACCAGGTTCATTAGGTCAATCTGATAAACCTAAAAACAATAACAGATAAATACAAAGATAACCCTCGGTTAAAAGGAGAATAAAATGTCATCTTGGGGAAATAACGATAACGCAGCTAGCGCACCATATTGGGCAGTTAGCACAGTATCTTCACAACTTAATCAACCTACGTCTGCGACAACAGCAGCAAACGTAGCTGTATTGTATGGAAATACAACATCAGGTGTATATAGAACAGACCAGACTGTTGGTTTGTTTATGATTGATGCAACAGAAGCAAACGCCGGTTCAGACAATGTAGGTGGCATCGCAGTTGCAATTGCTGGTGCAGGTTATGTGGAAGCTCCTAGTGTAACCATTTCAGGTGGTGCCGGTAAAGATGCAACTGCAACAGCTAGTATTGCTGGTGGTGTAGTAACAAACATTGCTGTTGCTAATACAGGTCAAGCATTCACATCAGATCCAACAGTTACAGTTCAAATACCACTTTTAACTATTCCTACAGCTGCAGTTATTGCAGCTAACGATACAATCATGTATACTGGCCACGGACAAGCAAACGGTGCTTCTTTAACATTTAATTGGGGTGGTTCTGCAAACATCACTGGTTTATTGAATGGCACAACATATTTTGCTGCACCACTTGATGCAAACAGATTCCAACTATCAACAACTGCTGCAAACGCCGCTAACGCTGTTGTAATTAATATAACGAGTACAGGTCAAACTGGTCAATATTTGGATATCGTTGATGGCACACGTGCTACTGCTGTTGCGAGTAGAGGTCTTGGCCAAGGTTCAAATGGTGCTGAACATGCAACACACATTGGCTGGAATCTGAAGGTAGCTGGTACTGGTGGTCGTGCAGGTCGTATACAGTTCGAAACTCTTGTTGCTCAGTCACAAATAATTGGTGACGGTTCAGACGATATTTCATTACCTGATAATTAATATAACAGGGGGTTAACTACCCCCTTTCAATATGTTTGATGATTTAAATGATGACAATTTTTTGATGTATGCTATAAAATGCTATACTTCACCACATTGTATACAATCTGAGTTTGATGGAGATATCAAAAGGACAAAATACCTGAAAAGGTTATTCCGTAGATATAAGATAACCAAATCCGTCAAAGAAAGATTGATTTTAAATCATATCATACTATTGAACAATGTTTTTGGTCCAGAATCTACTGCAAGAATATTGTTCTATAGAATAGATGAACGTGATTATGATATACTGAAAACTTTTCTATCATATTTAGATATTATGCCTGATGTGATTTATGGTATAAGAGGAAAAAACATTTATACACAAGATATTCCATTAGAAACAAATATAATAGAAATACTAAGATCAATATGAAATCATTTAAAGACTTTTTAGGTCCAAAAGCCACAAAAAAACAAGACTCCATTGAAGTAAAACGACAGAAGAGTCATTTGACCGATAAAGCAAAAGAGTATTATGACCAAGGTTCTCGGGAAGGTGGTGGCGGTGCAGCAATTGCAAAAGGTATCACAATGGATTTAGCCAAGAATAACATCAAAGAAAAAACAGAATTAAATGAAAAAGGTAGATGTTGGACAGGTTATAAACCAGTTCCTGGTAAAAAACCATTTTCTCCAGATAGTTGTAAAAAAGTATCCGAAGAAGGTGAAGGTGGTGCACCTGCCAACAATGTTGGTGGTGGGAATATTGCTGGTTCAGGCGGCGCAGGTGGTGAACCTGGTGTTTCAAAGAAAAGAAATCCAGTAATGTCATTCTTGAAACGTAAACAACCAAAAATGTAAATGTGGATTCTAAAATTTCTGCCTGACTGGATATTTTACGGAATTTTCCTTGTTGGGTTGATTGGATTCGCTGTTACATATCTATTCAAATACATTCCAATTCCCCTTTTATATGTGTATCGTAAGCCAATACAGATTGGTTCTGTCTTGGCTATTATTTTTGGAACTTTCATGTCTGGTGCCATTTATGATAATGAAGCATGGGAAGCTCGTGTTAAAGAAATGGAAGCTAAAGTTGCCAAAGCAGAAGAACAGTCTAAAGAAGCCAATACTGTTATAGAAAACAAAGTTGAAAAGTCCAAAGAAAGGATTGTACAGAAACAAGTCGTAGTCAAGCAATACATAGACCGTGAAATTGTTAAGTATGATAACACTTGTGTCATACCAAAAGAATTTGTTGAAGTACACAATAAGGCAGCAACAAAATGAAATATTTAATTCTGGTATTAATGTTGGCTGGATGTTCCACAACTGTTCCTGTTACTTCTAAATTTCCTGAAGCACCTAAATATTCATTACAGACTTGTCCACAACTTCAGACTTTAAAAGAAGGTTCGAAGTTAAGTGAAGTCGTTAATACTGTAACAATAAATTATTCTACATATTATGAATGTGCCGTGAAGAACGATGCATGGATTGAATGGTATAAAATTCAGAAACATATTTTTGAAAGTGTAAAATGAACAAAGAAGAATGTCCAATTTGTGGCGGAAGCCATAAAAAATAATGGCTTACTCTCAACAAGTAATTGACCATTATGAAAACCCCCGGAATGTGGGTAGTTTTGACTCTAGTGATACTTCCATTGGTACTGGTATGGTCGGCGCACCTGCTTGCGGAGATGTAATGAAACTTCAAATTAAAGTAGAAGAAGGAATAATCACAGATGCACGATTCAAAACCTACGGATGCGGAAGTGCGATTGCCAGTTCAAGCCTTGTCACCGAGTGGGTCAAGGGAAAAACGCTTGACCAAGCAGGAACGATTAAGAATTCGGATATTGCTGGAGAACTTGCCCTCCCACCGGTTAAAATACATTGTTCTATACTTGCAGAAGATGCTATCAAAGCAGCGATAAAAGATTATAAACAAAAATGTAAAGAGGTAAAATTATGTTAGGTGTGAATTATATGGATAACGGTATCTTAAATTACCGTTCAGCAGAAGAAATTAACAGTGCAATGGGTCGTGTCTATGGACATATGAGTCTAGCAGTTATTGTATCAATGATTGTTAGTTATTTTGTTGGAACCAGTCCAGAATTATTACAATTCTTCTTTACTGGTATTACTAAATGGATTGTGATCTTTGCTCCACTGGCAGCAATCTTTGGAGTTGGCTATGTGTTAAGTAACAATCCTAGTAAAGGTGTGACACAACTTTGTCTGCATGGATTTGCAGCATTGATGGGATTAAGTTTTGCAATGATCTTTGCAATATTTGCGATGGGATCGATTGTATCGTCTTTTATGGGTGCAGCTATATTATTTGGTGTCATGAGTGGTTATGGTTATTTTACTAAACAAAGTTTAGACTCTGTGGGAAAGTTTATGATAGTTGGATTGATTGCCATCTGCATTGCCAGTATCGTTAATATCTTTATTGGCAGCACCGTGATGCAGATGGTAATCTCTGCATTGGCAATCATTATCTTCTTAGGATTAACTGCTTATGATACACAAAAGATTCGTGAAGAACTAAGTGTAGAAACCAGCGATGCAGCAGAAGTAAGTGGTGCATTAACTTTGTATATGGACTTTATCAATTTGTTCTTAAACTTACTACAGTTGTTCGGCGATAGAAAGTGACATGATATCACTAACTGAAAATGCATACGAGAAAGTTAAATCCCAACTTCAGAAACGAGGTAAGGGTGTTGGCATTCGACTTGGTGTAAAGACTACTGGTTGCAGTGGTCTAGCATATACTATGGAATATGTTGACAAGTATGATGCTGAAGTTGGTGTAACTAATTACGCTCAAAATGATTTCGCAGTTCTTGTTGATGCAAAGAGTGTTACATATCTAAATGGGTTGACGATGGATTGGGTTCGTAATGGGCTCAATGAAGGATTTGATTTTAAAAACCCGAATGAACGAGACCGATGTGGTTGTGGAGAAAGTTTCAGAGTATGATAACAATAACAGAATCAGCAAAGACAAAAATTTTAGACCTTTTCGCAGAAGAAGGTAATCCCGACTTATGTTTAAGAACATTCGTACAAGGTGGTGGTTGTAGCGGAATGAGTTATGGGTTTACATTTGATGAAATAATGAACGAAGATGATTTTGAAATACCTCTCGAAAAAACTAAAATGTTAATAGATAGCATGAGTATGCAATATTTAACAGGAGCAACTGTGGATTATAAAGAAGACATCCAAGGCTCACAATTTGTTATAACCAATCCAAATGCTCAATCAACCTGTGGTTGTGGTAGCAGTTTTACTGTTTAAGGAATATTATGGAACTGACAAAAGAACAACTAAAACAATTACTTCCAAAGAATCCATATATTGACCATTGGCATCATGCTTTGGCTATATTGTTACCAGATTATGAAATCAATACACCACAACGTATTGCTGCTTTCATGGCACAATGTGCTCACGAATCTGGTGGATTTACAGCACTCAAAGAAAATCTAAATTACAAACCAGCAACTCTACGTAAGCTGTTTGCCAAATATTTTCCAACTGATGCACTTGCCGAAGAGTATTGTGCCAAACCAAACAAACAGGAAGCGATTGCTAGTAGAATCTATGCCAGTCGTATGGGTAACGGAGATGAAGCGTCTGGTGATGGTTATAAGTATTGTGGTCGTGGTCTTATTCAGTTGACTGGTAAATCAAACTATATTGCATTTGCTGACTCATTAGAAATAACACCAGAAGAAGCATCACAGTACCTCGCTACATTTGAAGGCGCAGCACAATCTGCTTGCTGGTTCTGGGAATCAAACAAATTAAACCAGTGGGCTGACAAAGGTGACATCCTCACATTAACAAAACGAATCAATGGTGGTACCATTGGTTTAGAAGACCGAATCAAACATTATGAACATGCACTTCATGTTTTAGGAGTATAATAATGAAAAATCTATTACTTATTTTATTATTGATACCTTGTTTAACATTTGCACAAAAACAAAAAGAAGGTGTCACTTATGATGCAGTAATTACCCGTGTTATTGACGGTGATACTGTAGCATTTCAAGCACCATTTTTACCTGCGCCACTCAAACCAGAACTTTCAATCAGAGTATTTGGTGTTGATACACCAGAAAAAGGATTCAGAGCAGGTTGTCCAAGTGAAGATGCAAGAGGCCAAGCTGCTAGTGCTTTCACTAAAGCTCAAATCAATGCAGCAACTAAAAGACAAATTATCCTCATGGATTGGGATAAGTATGGTGGTCGTGTTTTGGGTGATGTAATATTAGATGGAAAAAGTCTCCGTATGATGTTGATACAACAAGGTTATGCTCGTGAGTATTATGGTGAAGCTAAAACTTCTTGGTGTAACTAAGGAATAAATATGAATGATAAAAAATTATTATACGTAGCACTTGGCATAATTCTTTTACCTTTATCATTGGCTTTTTTTGGTGGTGATAGATTTCGTTATCCTTGCCAAGACCCTGATAATTGGGACAAAGATATGTGTAAAATACCAAGATGTGATGTAACAAGAACATGTCCTGAACATATTTTTAAAGGTCAGAGAGACCCAAGACTCGGACCACCAAAACCTGAAAGTTCTGTTGCACCAGCACCAGCACAATGTACTACACCATCTCAAGGAGCGAATTGTGGAAAATAATAATTATATGTATACCGGCGAACAGTTAATGGATCGTCTGAAATTCTTCATCGGTATTTGCCTAGCATTAACATTGACAGGAATTGTCTTTGTTGTTCTCTATTCAATTATCTTTGTAACACAACCATTAAATGCTATTAGTCCTATCGATCAAAAATTCTTTGAATTAATTATTCCAATTGCAACATTCTTGACTGGTACTCTATCGGGCATTATGTTAGCTGGCAATGATAAAGATTTGAGAGCAAAAGCATTAGATGCAGCAAATAAACCACCAACAGTTTCACCAGCACCAAAAAGTGAACCAGCCTTATCATCAAACGTGTCAACAACACCTAGCTTTTCTCCGTCAGTATCAAGCGCAGCCAGTACAAGTTTTGCACCAGCACCAGTTACCGGTTTCGGTGGTAAATTAGCACCACCTCCAGCACCACAACCAGAACTTTAAGGAAATAAAATGTCAACAAATCAACAAATTACACAAGCCGTAGCAGAAGTCATTGAAGGTGAAATGACCGGTAAGAAATGGTATTACAGTAAAACTTTTTGGGCTAATATCATTGCAGGTGTAGCAGTAGTTGCACAAACCAGTTATGGTTTTGTATTACCACTAGAATATCAAATGTTAGCATTGAGTCTTGTTAACATGGGTCTCCGTAAAATATCTGCCGGCGCAATCACTTGGTAAGGATACAATATGAAAACTTTAAAACAATTATTTTGGGCAACATGTGTTGTTGCCGGCGTTTCTTTCCTTTCATGGAATACTCCAGCTTTGGCCGCAGCCGAAGAAAAACAAGTCTGCCACGATAGAGTGGGTAAAGATGGCAAACCTGTCGTTGGCAAAGATGGTAAAGTAGTACAAGATTGCAAAATAATCAAAGTACATAAAAAACTAGAAGGCACAGAAGTACCTGTGAAGAAATAATGGCAACAACAGTAGAACGTATCGGCATAGTTGAAACTAAGGTGGAAAACCTTAGTGAGAAAATGGATGACTTAAAAGTGGATGTTAGAGACATGCACGATTGTTTGGATAAAACCAGAAATAGTCTAGTTGAAAAACTAGATGAAATGTATAGTGCATCTTGTGAACAACATGCCGAACTAGCAAAGAAGATTAGTAACCTAGAACAAATCCGACAAAAGATGGTGTGGATGGTTGCCGGTGGTGTTGCATTTGCCGGAATACTTTCTGGTCACATGGATAAAGTACTCGCCTTTTTGCATTAATTGTTGTATAATCTAGTTTCTTGTAAACTTTACAACAATTTGTTATGTCCGTTTTTATTGATAGAACCTTTTTGCTGAGGGTATCCCCGAAGCTTCAAAAATTCACACAGAAGAAAGAGAACCTGTATAACTTCAGGTGCCCTCTCTGTGGCGATTCATCAAAGAATAAATCCAAGACCCGTGGATATATTTACGAAAAAAAGAACAATTACTTTTACATGTGTCACAACTGTAATGCATCAACATCTTTTTATAACTTTTTAGATAAAGTTGACCCCACGCTTTGTAAGGAGTATTCACTTGAACGGTATAAAAACGGTAATGCTACCAATTCGCCGGCACCGAACTTTGAGAACTTTAAGGCACCAGCACCCAAGTTTAAGAAGTCGCTTACGATTCCTTCAATTGAATCGTTACCAGATGGCCATTTTGCTAAGACATACGTGGAAGCAAGACAAATACCACAGGCCTTTTATTCAGAACTATATTACACAGAAGATTTTAAGAAGTTCGTGGAAAGCCTCAATCTTGAGAAGGACACCCTCAAAGAGAACGACCCACGCCTGGTAATACCATTCTA